CACCAGCGAGACCTTGCCCGTAGTAGTCCAAGCCTTTGCGGGCCGCTTCGCGGATGTAGACCGGCACATCGAATGTGAGCTGCCGATCCATGACGTTGTTGTAGCCCGAGTATTGCGGGTCTTCATCATTGACGTCTCCCGTCTGGACCGTCTGTCCTGGGTTGTCGTTGGGTAGACCTGCGACCGGTTCCCAAACGTTGCAGTAGTAAGCGGACGAAACTTGCGCATCCCATCGCTTGCAGTAGAAGTTCTTGAAGTATCCGCAGTTGCCGCAGTTGCGATTAGCGGGCACGTCAGGGTTCGCTGCCGGACGGTAGTTGTCGGGAAGTTCGCGGTCCTCGAGCGACTTTGATTCCGAGTAGCGGGGATGATCGGGATGCAGGAGGTCGTTGTCGCCGACGTAGGCCGCGTTCTCTGGTCGACCCGTGCGAGCCAGAAACAGGAACGCATTGACTCGCGCCATCGCCCATGCGCCACGCGATACGCCAGGACGATGCGATGTCGAGTACGCACCCGCACCGCGACGATAGACGGAACGCAACGCACCGACTCGGACGCGAGTCCATTCGGGACGGTCACGATCTGCCATGTCTTGATTGTGTTGTTCGGCCTTGTTGCCCAACGCGGTCTCAGTTGCCGAATCAAGTTCGATGTCGCCGCCCTTGCCCGCAGCAGAGCCTGGCTCATTCTCTTCCGACCCGGTAATCTGGTCCTTGGCTGGGGCTGGTGCGTCGGCGCGTGAATCGTCGTCGTCCTCGTCGGGCATGTTGTCTTCGTCCTCGTCGTAGGCCGCCTCTTCTTCCTCTTCGGCTTCCTCAAGTTCGGGAATGCGCATCAGTTCGGAGAACTTGACCGCGACGAACATCTCTTGTTCCTCAAAGCCTTCTTCGCCTTGCTGATAAATCTGAATCAATGCAACCGGGTCGTCTTCGGTTGATTCGATTTCGCCAGCCATTCCAGGCAACTGCACCATGCCAGGTCCGAACACCATCTTGATTTCGCCATACTTGGTGTCTTCGCCTTCAGTCCACGAAACGTAATCGTCGACCAACAAATCTCCCGCCATCGCACGCTCGCCGCCCGGCTCCATGTCCTCGGCGATACTTACCGCAACCATCTGGTCGATGGCTGCCTGTTTCGTCGTGTGGCAGCCGATGACTTCTCCGTCGTCTTTCTCGACGGCCCAGCCTGAGCAGTCGGGGTTTGAGTCGGAGATGAAGTACGGCATCAGAGACTTTGCGCGATGTAGGAGACGACGTGACCGGTCTTGGTTGCGACGACGTAGAGCCGTTCGCCACCGAACAATGTGAATGTGATTCGCTCCTGCTTTGACAGCAACAGCCCTCCGTTCGGCACGACGTTCTCTCCACCGAGATACACGGCGTCCGTGTTGTCGTTGTTGGAGATCGTCAAGACGATTGGGTTGCTTGAAGAACCGTTGATGGGAAGTGCAGCTGTACCGACCGCAACCGTGCCGCTCTGGAGAGCCATGATGTTTTACCTCAGAGCATCAACAATACTTGCAAGTCGTCGTCTTCGGCGACGAAAGTGACGGACGCTTCCGCATTCGCTTTCATTGACGCAACAATCGGCGTGCAGTATGCGAGCACCGTTTTTGTCGGAATGGCGACAATCTCAAATGTTTCTTCAACGATCGGTGTCTCGGTCTTTTTGCGTCGAGGTTGGCGGTACGGATTCGGTCTGCCACCGGTCTGTTGTGCGGGTGGTTCGGGTGGTGTCGGCGGAATGACCGTCCCGGTGGCCGCAGCATCGAGTCCTCCGAGTGGGGCATCACCGACAGCGTCCGCCGAGACGATGCCTTCGGCGGATGCCACCAGACCGCCCAGGATGCCTTCTGCTGAGGCGACCACGGTGATGACACCAGTCGCCGCAGAAGTCGCTTCTCCGAGCCCCGCAGACGCCTCTGCGGCGATGCTGACGACAGCCTCAGCGGAAGCCGACAATCCACCTAGCGTGGCATCTGCCGAGGCCGCAGCAGTGACCGTGCCAGACGCAGAAGCCTCAAGTCCGCCAAGTTGCGCTTCGGCATCAGCCAACACGGTGATGTTGACTTCAGCAACTTCGGCCAGCAATTCACCGAGCGGCGCGTCAGCCGTTGCGGTGATGACCGGTGTGACCGTACCTGTCGCCGACGCCGACAATCCGCCGAGCGGTGCATCCGCGGTGGCTGGTGTAGTGAACGTCGTGCCATCAAGGACGCCCTGATCGAGCGTCGATGTATCGAGAACGAACGCTGGTGAAGGACCGTCGAGCCCTACATTGGCGTCGTCGAGCTGCGACTGGTCAAGGTAGAACCGTGCGACCATGTCGCCCGCTTATGAGGCGAGCGTCAGTGAGACCGTGAGTGCGCCCGAAGAGATCGTGAACGTGTCGCCTGCGGTGTAGGCGTTCGCGGTGATGGTTCCCGAGAAGAGGAAGTTGCCTGCTGAGATGTTGTCCCAGGCGGTGAAGTGTGTTGCGTCTTGCGAGCCTGCGATGTTCGTCCAGGTGATTGCGGCATCAGATGCGATCGAGCCCGTCGAGGCGGCTGCGAACGACGCCGCTTTGCGTGTCGTTTCGGTTGCCGCATTTGATGTGCCGTTCGCGCCAGGGTCACCAACGTGCAGTTTTACATACACGGTCGCCACAGCGAAAGAAGTGTTGTTGCCGACCGCATCAAGCCATGCGTTCGCCAAATACGAAGAGATACCCGTTGCCATCAGCCTTCAACCCTTTCCACGATTTCAGTGATGCGTCCGTCCTCGCCACGCACCACCTGACGCACCACGGTGCGCTGCTCGGGGACGTTGACATTGACGACTGTTTCTGGCACGTTGACGACCGGCGCATCGACATGCACCGAAGGCGGTGCGACGTGGATGACTTGCTCGGGCATGTTGAGATTGAGTTCGCGTGTCGAGTTCACTTCGTATGCAGCCTTCGGGTCGACAGGGCTGACGCTTGCCAATGGCTGCAACTGCGTTGATGGCAGACCAGTGTGTTCGATGCTCGGCATGTCGAGAGCTGCGAGAACGCCAGCCGGGTCGAATCCTGCAAGCACGAGTCGTTGTGCAATCAATGACTTGCGGTCAAGGTCGGCGAGATTGGCTGCGGTGATGTCGATGTTGGCGAGCGGTACGCGGTAGGTGTCGCCACCTTCGATGGGTGACATGTCTTCGTAGCGGCGTACGTCGTTGACCGACAGGTAGCCGTTGGCGAGACCTGACGCATAGGAGGCATTGCGTGCGGCGATGTCGCCACGCAGAAGACCTGCGGTGGTGAAACGGATGAACGCACGACCAGCTAGTAAGACGCTGTATTCGGACTCGAGCTTGCTGAGGTAAGGAACGAGCGAATGTTGCAAGAACGAGAGTTGGTTCGCTTCAACGGACGCATACGACATCGCACCTGGCGTCGTCACGCCAATCATCGACGGCGGCACACGGAAGATGCGAGCGATTTCTTCGACTGCGAACTGGCGCGACTCGAGGAACTGTGATTCGTTCGGGTCGACACCGGTCTTCTGGAATGTTGCGCCACCGAACAGGATGCCTGGGCGGTGCGAACGACGCAGACCTTTGTGGCCGTCCTCGAATGCGTCGACGAGGTTCTTCGCTTGTTCGCGTGAGAGGTTGCCGGGGAACTGGATGATGCCGGTCGTTGATGAGCCTTGTCCGAAGAAGCGTGCAGCGAACTCTTCGAGCGCACGCGACAGGCCGAGGTTCTCTTTGACCAGGTCGATGCGTGACTTGCCGCGCAACTCGCCGGGCAGTACCAAGTCTTTGATGTGGATCATGTCGACGTCTTCGATGCGGTCACGGTCGTTGTGGACGTAGAAGAGTCGCCCATAGTTGTCGCGTCGCACTTCGGTGTATTGCGGGTTGAGTACCGACAGGGCGAGCACTTCGCCGTCCTCATCACGGATGATGCGAGTGAAGCTGTTGCCGTTCAACAGCAACGAAACGAGCACCTGCTGGAAGTGGTCGTCCTTGGTGACACCGATGTCAGGTGCGTCAAGCCACGCCGGGCGTGGACGGTACTGCAAGCGCACGCCTTCTTGGCGGATGTACGAATCGACCGGGAGCGACGCAATCGTGTCGGCGATGAGACGCACGCAGGCATACACCGAACCGATCTTGAGTGAATCTTCCTGCGTGACGTAGACACCCGAGTTGGTCGTGAATGTGTAGCCGTCGCCGAGCGCGAACAGCGACTGGAACGAGATTGCTCGCTCTTCGTCCTTCTGCTGGCGTGACGGTACGAGGCGGTCGAAGATCACTTGTCGTCATCCTTGACGCTTCGAGACAGGGCGAACGCGGCACCCATGCACGCCAATCCGAACACCATCGCCCCGAGGGCCGGTGACACGAGGAAGCCCGCCACTACCAGCGA